GGAGACCATGATCTTCCCGGTCGTGGTGATCTTCGAGTAGGTCCCGTAGAAGCGGGCCTGAAGGCCCGTTTCCGGGGTTCCTGCCGCATCCGTCCGGATGTACTGGGTCGACGTGTTCTCGTTCGTGATTGCCCAGCCGTCGGCCGTGAAGGAGCGCCCCGTCGTGTTGGAGTAGGTTGTCAGCGTCGCCGGAGCCTGCCGCTGCGCGAACCAGAAGCCTCCGTTCCGGAGGAGGTTCTGAAGACTGCGGGCCGAGAGGATTTGCAAGACGCCCTTGTCGTCGAGCGAGTAGGGGCGCCGGTTGACGTTCTCGACGCCGTCCAGGTTCTTGTTGGCGGCGGGCGTCGCGCCCTGCGCCTGCTGCGTGCGGAGATTGAAGCTCATTTTAGCCGACCTCCAGAATGGCGCCCGCGCGGATCTCACATGTCCGCCCGGCCGCGATCTCGTGCGTCCCCGAGACGTACATCGTTGAGTTCTCCGGGACGACGACATCGTTTCCAGAGACGAGGTTTCTTGCCGGAGTCGTGACCCCTTGAGCCCCGGCGAAGTCCAGGAACACGTCCTTCGTCCCCGCCGAGAAGTTGACCGCCGCATCGGCGTTCGACGAGGCCAGCACCTTCGTCCGCGTCAGGCTGTTCGCGCCGGAATTGTAGGTCCCGTAGCCAACCTCCCATTCTGAGAGCGACTGGTGGACGATCGCGTAGAAGACCGTGTCCTGGTCGGCGCAGGCCGCCGAGAACGCCTGAAAGTTTGCGACGGCTCCGGCAAGGGCGATGTCGCCGGTTCCGGTCGAGATCGAGGTCTCCCGGACGCGGTCGTCGATGACCCACATTCCAGACTAGACCTTGCTCGCTCCGCGGCCCTTGTCGCCGACGCCGACGTCGGTCGCCGGGGCGGACGGCTTCGGATCCTTCGGCAGCGGAACCTCGGCGAAGGACCAGCCGGACTCGACGGGGACCTTCGCGATCTCATTTCCGGACCGGTCCTTGATGATGAGCAGATGCGACATTGACGGTCTCCTTCTTCCTACGAAAGCGTAAAGCTGAACGTGAGTCTCCAGGTCTGTCCGCTCGTCTTCGTTCCCTGCGTCGACGTTGCCCGGTCCATCATGACTCCGGCGGACGAGGCATTGAAGACGGCGAACTCGTTCCAGGCGTAGTTCGCGTCGGAGCCGGTGAAGTCGCTCTGCCACTGCTCGAGACCGTTCGCCGGGGCGTTCGGGTAGCTGGCGTTCATCGCCTTCCGGAGCTTGTTCGTCGCGGCCTGAAGATCGGTCTGCGAGACCGCCGGGGCCGTGGACGAATCGCCGACGCCGAGGTAGGCGTTCGCATTCGAGAAGGCCGTACCGCCCTGCGCGGTGACGAGTTTCCAGACTTCGGCGAGGCCGGTATTGACGAAGATATTGTGGAAGGGCTTCCCGCGGTCGAAGAGCTTCCCGTTCTCGTCGAAACGGTCGATCTGGAAGAGGCCGACCGCCTTTCCCTGCTCCATGATTGCGTCGAGGTCCTTCAGGCGTCCTTCCTTGAGGAGCTTGAAGAAGGCGGCGACGCCGCGGGCGTGTTCCCGAAAACTTTCGATCATTAGAACCTCTCGCTCTGGAGTACCTGACCCTGCGCCTCTATCGGCACTCTCCCGGGCGGACAGGCCCAGAAGACTCTGACCGACGGCCAGCCCGCCGTCGAGGTCACTTCCATCACGTTCCATCCCCGGTTCCGGTAGTCATCGAGCTGCTGGTACATCGTCGTCTCGTTCCCGGGGGTCTCGGCGATCCGGACGCACTGCTCGCCCGCGATCACCGGCCGCGGCGCGATCGTCGGGTCCAGGTCCCGCCGGAGCGAGCGCATCTGCTGGATCCCCAGGCCGTCCCGGCAGGTCCCGCAGCAGTCCCTCCCGTTGCAACCCAGCCCCCCGCGGAGCGCGACGCGGTCGACGGCACGCCGGACGATGGCGCCTGCGACCGACGGATGCCAGCCCAGCTCGACGAGCACCCGCTGCGCGTCGATCGTGGCCCGGTACTGTCCGGCGGTCAGGGACACGGCTACTCGGCCTCCTCGGTCTCGGCGTCTTCCTCCTCGCTCTCCTCTTCCTCTTCTTCCTCGTCGCCGGAGGCATCGTCCACGATCTCATCCCAGTCCTTGTCGAGCTCCTCTTCCTCCTCGTCGTCGTAGTAGTCGACGCTGACGAAGCCCTGCTCGTTCTCGACCAGGATCGCCCCGTAGGAGTCGAGGACCATGTCCTTCTCCTCCTGGGTCAGGGTGTCGTTGTTTTCCGCGGCGATCCGCTCGACTTCCTTCAGAGCCTCCTCGTCGCCGAGCTCGATGCTGTCGGCCGAGAAGCCGACCTCGGAGACGTCGCCGCAGGTCTGGTCGCCCATCCCTTCCAGGACCATGCTGTGAATATAGCTGTCCAGGATCGTGTTGTACTTCCCCGGACCGTAGCGCCTGATGCCTTTGGACATCCTATCCTCCCGTCACGAGATTCCGGATCCAGCCGACCGCCGACAGCAGCGAACCGGCCCCCATAAGCGACGCGCCGGACCAGCCGACGCCCGCGTCCTTCGGCCGACGCGCCGTCACGAAGCGCGTCGGATTCGACCGGGCCGCCCGGACGACCGCGGCGACGCCGATCCGGATCGCCTGCGGCTTCGTCAGACCGTCGTCGTGATGGAGATGGTAGGCGTACTCGGCCGCCACGTCGATCGCCGCGGACAGTCTGTTCATGCTACAGAATCAGACGGCGGGCCGACTCGGTCGGCGCCGTCCGCTCCTTCCTGGGTTTGTCCTTCGTGAGGTCGACGACGACGTCGGACCACTGCCCGGCCTTGCTCAGACCCATGCAGCGGTTCCGCATGACCCAGTCGAGGCAGAGCCGCCCCATCGCGTCCCGCTCGTCGCGCGTCCGGTCGACCATCCGCCGGAGAGCCTCGGCCCAGCCGTCGTCCGGGACGATCTCGGCCGGGAAGCCCGCCTCGACCATCGACGGGTACTCGGCGGCCGGGGAGCACAGGACCGGGTACCCGGCGCTGGCGTACTCGAGTCCCTTCAGGCCGGACTTGCCGGAGTTGAACTCGTTGTTTTCGAGCGGGACGATCCCGAAGTCCGCCGAGATCTCGGCGAGCTCGTCGTGGTACTCCTCGAAGTCGACGGGCTTCTTCAGGTCGATCCACTTGTAGCAGTCCGCCAGGAGCTCCGGCAGGCGCTCGCCGAAGAGCGTGAAGCGGACCTTGCCGTCGCGTTCCTTCAGCAGGTCCCGGATCGCCGGGGCGACGATCGCGAGGTCCCGCTTGTGCGTCGCGGATCCGGCCCAGAGGATCCGGACGAAGGACGGGTCCGGCGGGTGGCGGCGCGGGGCGACGTTCGCCGTCACCATGTTCGGCAGGATCCGGACGGGCTTCCCGTACTTCTGGGCGATGTGCCGGGCCAGGGGCTCGGTCGTCACCGTGACGAGGTCAGCGAGACCGATGATCTCGGCAATCTCGGCCTGCTTCCGTTCGGTCCCGTAGACGGTCTTCGCCTGATTCTCGTCGGGGATCGCGTCCAGGCGATCGTCGATGTCGTAGACGATCCGGACCCCCTCGGCCTTGACCTGCCGGACGATCTCGTTCAGGAGGCGCTCGGCGAGGAGCTGGATCCAGAGGACGTCGTACCGGAGGACCTTCGCGGGGTCGACCTTCGAGGTCCAGTTCGAGATGACCCGGCCGCCCTCGTTCATGATGTCGGCGGGGAGCATCGCGCGGTAGTAGGCCGCGGCGGTCACTCCGGCCGGGATGAAGAGGACGGAGGGGAGATTCGGCTTGTTGAAGACGTTCTCGAGGAAGGCGTCCTCGGCGGCGTGCCGGAGCTCCAGGACGTCGATGATCCCGTACAGCTTCCGACTGCCCCAGCGGATCGCGATCGTCTGGGCGACCTTGTGGGCCTCCTGGAAGATCTCCGCCGAGACCGTGATGGACCGGTTCTCGAAGGTGACGCGGACGCCGTCGTCAGACTGGGATGCCTGACCGCCTGACCAGAGTCGCACGGCGACCTCCGGCACGGTCCGGATCATGTCGATGAGCTGTGTCTTGGGTGGCATACCTCTCTCCTTCCTTCTTCCTGAGCCCGGCCCCTCCGGGCGTTCAAATGATTCTACTTCCGTCCGGTCAAATTGTCATCACCTACCAGAGGTGGGCGGCCTTCGCGACCGTCACGGTGCCCGCGGCGACCCCCAGCCAGACGTACCAGGGGAGATCCAGCGAGAGCTTCGGCAGGCCGCCGGGTCGACCCATATCGGAGATCTGCTTGCCGAGGACCTTCTGGTAGGCGTTCGCAGCGAGCAGGTCGGTCGTGTTCTTCAGGTCGTCCCGGACGGCGATCAGGATCGCGTCGATCGGGTCGGTCCGGTTCCACTGGTACGGCGGGACGCCGCCGCGCACGGAGACGGCCCAGTCCGTCCAGTCATTGTAGAGACCCTCGACGGCGTTCCGGATCGACATCCGGCCCGCGTCGTCCTCGGTCGCGGCGAGCTGGGAGATCAGGGTCCGGTGGGCGTTCTGGAAGTCGTTGCCCTTCGACTGGACGTCCGCGAGCGTCGGCCCGGCGGTGGCGTCGTCGCCGAGGCCGGAGCGGTACCCCGTACCCACCCCGTGCTTCGACGCGGCGACGCTGTGCCTCGACACGACTCCGTGCTTGACGATCCGGTGCTTCGCGCGGGCGACGAGGACCCGGGCGCGTTCGGGGTGGACGCCCCGCCGGACCATCGACTTGACGAGGTCCGCCGACGGGTCGCCGAGTCCGGAGACCGGCCGCTCGTACGCCGGGGCGACCTGCATGTACCCGGCCGCCCGGTTGTGGAACTGGTTCATGCCGTCGGGGATGAGCGTCGCCGTCGTGACGTACGTCACGGGACGCTTCAGGAGGACCCGCGTGGTTCCGTGGCCCCGGGGCCAGATTTTCGTCGTCATCGTTCAGTCCCTCTAGTTGTGCGAGAATGCGAAGATTCCGCCCACGACCGCCGCAGCCGCGCCGGTACCGAGCACCCACGCCGGGATCCCGGCGATTTTCGCCTGCGCGGCCTGACCAATTTCGGAGAGTGGTGCGTTAGTCGACGGATCGACCGGCTGGCCGGTCGCCGGATCCGCCTTCAGACCTTGTGCGGTCGCATTCTGGATCAGGGCGCTCTTCATGGCGATCGACTGGGAGTTCGCGACGATCTGGGCTTCCTGGAGCCGGATCTGCGCGAGCTGCTTCGCGGCAGTCGTCTGGATCTTCGCACCCCAGATCGCCCCGACGGCTCCGGCGAGCGCACCCGCCAGCGAGGAGATCCCGCCGATGTCCGACATGTCGACCGCGGACATACCGGCGGACCGCTGCGCCCGCCGGATCGCCCCGATGTCGACGACCGAGCGCGCGAAGGCCCGGACGTTCGGGAAGAGCGCCGGACCGGACTCGCCCCGCAGGCCGCGGGCGACGTCGCGATTGACGATCGCCGTGAACTGTCCCTTCGTCAGGCCGCCGCCCTGAACCGCCGCGGCGACGGCGGGCTGCTTCAGGTCCTCGGCGAAGGCGGTCGCCAGGGCGTTCGCGTAGGCAGCGGTGCGGTCCATCGACTACCTGCCCTTCTTTCCGGATGCAGCGACAACGACGGCACCACCAGCCAGGAGCATCCAGAAGAGACCGGATCCACCGCTTGCCGGAGCAGGAGCCGGAGCGGGAGGTACGGTAGCCGCCGAGCCGGTCGTGTCGGGGGCTGCCCCCGGAACCGGAACCGGCGCGGACGAGGACGAAGTGTCGGGAGGAGATGGAGGTGCGTAATCCCCTCCGGGCGCGGGGTTTCCTCCGTAGGCCGTACCGCCCGCGACGATCCCGGACGGTCCGGCCGCCTGTTCGGCGGCAGCGAACGCTGCCTGCGTCGCGGTTCCGACGACCTGCTGCTGTGCGGCGACGGCCTCCGGGGTCGGCTGGAGAGTCCCGGCAGAGGCACGCTCGATCAGGTCGACCTTCTGGTCGAGCGTCAGGGAGTTCCACCTCGCCTGATCGTACCCGGCAGCCAGGAAGATCTCGGTGTTCTGGGCGTAGACGCCGTCGGCCTGTGACATGACCTGCGCGTTCTGTCGGTTTACTTCCCCCTGCATGACGGCGGCCTCGGCCTTACCGGCACGCTTCGCCTTGTCGGCGTCGATCTTCATCGCCCGGAGCTTGTAGGCCGTCGTCAGGACCGCCGCGGCGGCCAGCGAGGCGCCGCCCGTGAACGGTGAGAGCACGGCGCCCGCAACCGTGATGATGATCGGCGCGAACTTCCGGGCGACGTTCATGACCTTCTTCAGGGTCGGCTTCAGCACCTTGTAGATCGGATCGTGCTGGGCGATCTTGCTCGTGACCCTCCGGGCGGCATTGAAGACCCTCCGGTTGATCTTGACGAGCTTCTTGAAGAAGCTCTTGCCCATCCCGGCGTCGGAGAGTCCGGCGTAGTGGTGCGCCGTGGCTTCCAGAGTCGCCTGCTGGATGTTCTCGGTGATCGCATCGGCGAGGGCTCGCTCGGGGTCCCGCTGCTGAAGGATCCAGCGGATCGTGTCGTGCGAGCCCGGCTCCTGGAGCTCCTCGACAATGACCTGAAGCGACGGGCGCGAGAGTCTCCGCATCGCGGAGATCTCCGGTGCGCCGAGTCCGGCTCCAGGGGGAATGTAGACCCTCATCTTGTCCTCAGATTGCGGCGATCAGTTTCGGAGCGTTCTTGAGCAGGAAGAGTCCGGCCGTCTCGACGACCTTGATGAAGGCGGCCCGCAGCTCCTTCGAGCTCACGATCACGGCGTCGGCCGCGTCGATGAGGACGTGGGCCTTGAGGGACCGCAGGTTGCCGGGCGCCTGTGACTTCTCCTGGTCGCTGCCGTTGATGGAGAGCCACGTCTGCTTCGCGCCCTGCTCGGCGACCTCCGCCAGGAGTGCCTTGACCTCGTCCTTCTCGACGTCCATGAAGTCCTTCACGGAGTCCTTCAGGACGTCCAGGACGTCGTCCTTCAGGGACGACCAGAGTGCGGGGTCGGCCATATCGTCCTCCCTACTTACTTGGCGTCGGCGATCAGCTTCCGCAGCTTCGCCGTCGTGGTCTTCTCGATCTTCTTCGTGTCGGCCGTCAGCGTCGGGTCGGCGTCGACGTACTTGTCGTACTTGTTCAGGATGTCGGCGCCGGAGGGGCCGCCGTTCAGGCCCGCGTCGACGCCCGCCACGAAGGCGGCGTTCGGGCTCCGGAACAGGGCGCACCCGCCGAGGGCGCAGACCATCACGAGCGCCAGGGTCAGTCGCGCGAGGAGCTGTTTCACGGTTGAGGCCCTCCATCGCCGCCCGCGGGCGGCTGCTTCTTCGGGACAAACTTCATAAGGACCGACAGGAATCCGTCGTGGAATGCGGCAGCGCCGACCGCAACGAAGATCAGGATGAGCTCGTGCAGGCCCCAGGAGTTCAGCGTGTTCGGGCCATAAACCGGCAGCAGCGCCTTCGCGGCGGACCCCAGGGCGAACGCCAGCAGGATCACGAGCACCGGCTCCCGGCCGCTGATCCTGTCCTTGAACATCGCCTTCAGACCCTCGACCAGGAAGGAGACGCCCCCGGCGATCCCGCCGTACGACAGCAGGAACCGGAGCACGAGCTCCTTCACGGGGTCGCCCGCCTTGTCGTCGAACATCGCCAGCAGCAGGCTCGACATGTCGCCTCCCTTGAACTTTTCCCGTCCGTCCCACGGACTTTCGGATAGATACTCGCCCGATCGCCGGATCAGAACCGCCCAGCTACGGGACGGACGGTTCCGTCCCGGCGGTCCGGGCCTCGTTCAGGCGCCGGGTCGTCACGCGCTCCTCGAGCTCCTGGATCGCACGATCGAGCTCCGCCTTCACGATCCGCTTCTGCTCCGGCGAGACGTTCGGATCGTTGTAGAGGTCGAGGAGCTTCTGGGCCTCCTCGGGGAGCTCCTTCTTCATGACCGCGTCGGAGCGGACGCAGAGCATCTTGACCGTACTCTTCGTTCTCGAGCTCATCCCTTCTTACCTCCTCTCGACGCTTCCATCTGGAGGCGGAGGACCTTCATGAGTCCGAGGACATCGTCCTCGGTCTTGGCCCTCTTCTCGTTGCACACCTTCAGGTCCTCGTACATCCGGTCCTGGATCTTGTTCCCCCGGAGCCAGAGCGCCGGGATCACCGCCGCGATCACGCCAACCAGGGTGATAATGATGACCCAGGCGAGCGGACTGATCCCCCCGGTCGGGGGATCCACCACCATCATACAGGACAGGGAAAGCCACATGGTTCTTTACCAAACCTTTCCTTGTCCCCGGTCGCATACCCTACTTATTGAAACTATTCTACCATTTGGACGGACCGTCGGTCAGCGGCACGGGCTACTTCAGTCGGTCCTTCAGCTCGACCGCGAGTCGATCGAGGTACGCCTGCGGCTTCTCCCCGAGCTTCATCGGCTTCGACTCGACCTCGATCGTCTTGACCTTCTTCGGGTCGAAGTGGATCGCCCCCGACTTCAGCTTGTGGCCCTTCAGGGATTCGATCGTCGTCCCGGCCGCGAGGACCTGCGGCGGGTTGCACGAAAGACAGTAGCCGATCTTCATGACCCTTCTACCTTCTCTATGGAAAACCAGGACCCGGTCAGAAGTAGGAGTCCGCCTCCGGCATTCTGAAAGGCTTCCGACTCGAAGTAGTCGCCGGGAGACACGCTGAGAACACCCGTGAAACTCTGGAGGTTTGCCGAGGTCCGGGCGTTGGCAAGGATGTTCTCCGGGCTCGCTCCTCCCGTGATGAAGGCCCCGTTCTTCTTGATGACGACCTGCCGGACGCCGCTTGGGTTGTGGTCGAACGTGAAGCCCGCGAACACGCGGACCCTCTGGACTCCCGGCGGAACCGTGAGCCGTCGCGGGTTTCCGTTGCTCCACCACCCGCCTTCGTCGTAAACGGTTGCACCCATGTCGACGAAGGACGGCGCGTTGTTGGGAACGAACTGATCCACCGTGACGTAGGCAAGCGCTCCGGCAAAACCCATCCGTACACTCCTCTACGAGATTTTCTCGATGGAGAAGCACGCATTCAGAAGATCGAGGGGATCCGTTCCGGAATCCTGAAGCGCTTCAACCTGGAAATAATCTCCTGGAACGACCTCCAGGACCGCCGTGAAGGCGCCGATGTCGGTCGTCGTCCGGGCATTGGCGGGAGTATTGAGCGCACCGGTTCCGGGACCGATGTCCGCGCCGTTCTTCTTGATGACGATCTGCCGCATCCCGTTGACGTTCAGGGTGCAGACGAAGCTCGCACAGACGCGAACCCGCGTAACGTCCGCCGGAACGGTCAGCTTGGTCGGATCGCCCGGATCGAACCATCCGCCGATGTCGTACTGCTCAACGCCGAAGGTGATGATCTGACCGACGTTATCGGGGAGGGGTTGATTCACCGCAAGAGTGACGAATGCACCCTTGAACGGGAAGGACGAACTCCCTCCGCCGCCGGTTCCGGGGTTATCGCAGGTAGGCATCCATCCTACCCCTGAATCGACGCTTCGAGAACCGTCGTGAAGGAGTCGGCCGCGGAACCCAGAGGACCCGTGTCGGCCGCGTAGTTGTTCGTGCCTCCGGCGGCGGCATTCGCGAGCATGTCGAGGAAGTGATACCCCTCGGACGGCTGCCAGTTGTTCGAGAGCGAGAGGCACACGTAGGCTCCGGCGGCCACTGACGAGGCGAAGGCGGCGTCCCGGGCATCGGTCCCGGAGTCCCTGCCGATACCGAAGAAGACGATTCCGCCAACGCCGGTATTGTAAGCGGTCGTGTTGGCCGTGTAGGGGTAGGCGTCCTCCCCGGTGGACAGGAATTCCACCTTGCTGTCGACGCCGCTGTTCGCCTCCGCCCAGACCGCCGCGCCGGAACTCCAGAAGGTCGTCGCACCGTCGTCCACGTAGCCGGGACAGGTGAAGAGTCCGCGGGCCACGCGGTTGTAGTAGTTGATGAGGAATCTCTTACGCTTGCTGTCCTCGGTCGTCCCGGCCGCGGTCGCCCGGAAGGTCCCAAGGAACCGGCGGGTCGGATCTGCCGCCAGAACTCGGACGCCGTCCTGGAGCATCAGTGCGCCGGGGCCCGACCGGGTCGTGTCGTTCGTCCAGGCCGGACCCAGCTCCAGCGTCAGGACTCCGGCGTTGTCGTAGGCGAAGATGTCGTAGTTCTTCCCGGAGGTCAGACCGGCCAGGGCGATCGAGATCTCCGTGAACGTCATGATCTCCCAGGCGGAGCCGTCGAAGAGCGCGATCGTGTCCCCCTTGTAGGGGGTGAAGTAGATGGTGCCCTTGCCAACCTGATCGGCTGCGGGAGCGGGATCTCCGGTGAGGAGAGTCAGACGTCCCTGCGACAGCAGATTGACGTTTGCGGCTCCGAGGCCGCCGCTACCTGACCCTGGATTGTTGATTTCCGGCATGTCTTAGACCTAAGTTACCTCGAACTGAATGGCGACCGAGGTCGCGATCCCGGCGACCTCCTCGACCTCGAGCTGTGCGATCGCGGCGGTGTAGTAGGCGACGCCGTTCATGAGGAGCTTGATTCCGGCCCCCGCGGTCCCGGCCGCCTCGCGGACCCGGATCACGGTCCCGGACGTGGTCCCGGTGTTCTGGACGGTCTCGGCCTTCGTGCCGGTGGGGGGCGCGGTCAGGATGACGGTCGCGCCGATCCCGACGACCGCATCGGGCTCGCTCGTAATCGTCGTTCCAGGGGTCGAGCCACCCCCACCCCCGCCGCCGGGGATCGGGACGCCGTTCTCGTCGTGGATGACGACGGGCCAGAGATTAGGGTTCAGTGGCGCGGGCATTTCAGTTCATCCTCCCTACGACTGGAAGTCACCGGACTCGAACTCGGAGGCCCCGCCGGAGTCGCCGGTCTGGAGGCTCGACCAGTAGTAGTAGTAACCCAGGATCCCGCGGACCGTGATCGAGACCGCGGACTTGTTCTCGATGAGTCCCTGGAGCTGCGCGCGGCCCTTCACGCCCCACTGGAGGCCGTCCCGCATGAAGGACTCCGGTGTCGCAACGCCCGGCCAGACGGTCGTCCGGCCGTACCGGACCGGCGTCGCCCCGCCGTAGGAGGTCGGGTTCTGGTCGTCCCAGACCGGGATGATGTTCTTCGAGACCTGAGCGACGCCCTTCGTCCCGTACTGGAACCAGAATTCGAGCTGCGAGTTCATGAGGGGCGCGATCGGGGCGACGTCGATCCCGACGAAGGAGATGATCGCGCGCTGGCGGTCGGCGATCTCGCGGTCGAAGATGAGGGCGATCGACCCCGCCGGGATCACGAGCGACGAGCGGGCCTTGATGAGCGGCTTCGCGAAGAAGGGCGGCTCGTTGAAGGCCGGACGCTTCACCCAGTTGAGCTTGACCTTCGCGCACTTCTCGTTCGCCTTCGGCGGCGGGCAGGTCGGGTCGTAGATGACGTCGGCCGGGCGGGGCTCGCCCTGACCGGCGTCACGCCAGCCATCGTACTCGTACTGCTCGCGGTCGTCGCCGAGGCCGCCGGGCCCTCCTGGAGGTCTCGGAGGACCTCCCGGACGACGGGGCGGACGGGGCGGATGTTTAGCTGACATAGCTGATCTTCCTGCCTCCGAAGACCGGACGGACCGTGTTCGGGTTGACCGTGTCGAGGTTCAGGAGGTCGAGCTGGACCTTCGTCGAGCGCCGGATGAGCCACGAGGTCGCCCAGCGTGCGGGCCAGATCCCGCCGGAGCCGCCGATGCCGCCCGCCGCCGCGGTCGGCGAGTGACCGCCGAAGAGCAGCGAGCAGTGGATCTGGTCGCCGGTCAGGGCACGGTCGTTCTGGCCGTCCCGGATCCGGCAGCGGAACTCCGCGTCGGACTGCGCGGTCAGCTTGAAGCACTCGAAGTCCGAGTTGTCCGGGATCGTCATGAAGAAGGAGTTCGCCTGACCGGCCGTCAGGACGGCCTCCTCGTCGGTCGTCTGCCAGTACGAGTAGGTCCGCTCGCGGCGGTCGACGTACTTCCAGGTCTCGGTCTTCATGGGCTCCGGCGCCATGTTCGGGTAGAACTTGATCCCGCCCAGGACGAGCTCGACCCAGCGTCCGTTCACGCCGTCGTTGTTCTTTAGCGTGATATTGAGGGACTGGACCGGCGGGATGAAGATCGTCTCCGGCAGGACGTACGGACGACCGCCGTCGCCCGCGAGCGCCAGCAGCGGGACCATCCGATTCATGAACTGGATCCGCTTGCCGGGGTGCTCGAGGAGGAAGTCGATGTCGTAGGTCTGGACCGGAACGCCCGGAGCGCTCGCAACGTCCGTGTACACGACGACCTTCGAGTAGAAGACCTCGATCGGACCGTCGTACTGCGCGGTCAGCGGGAAGGGGCCGACCTGACCGCCCGCCGGGATGAAGATGATCTGGTTCGGCTTCGCGACCGTCAGCTCGAAGGGCTGGATCCAGTCCTTCGCCGGGTTCATGTAGATGACGCCGCGCTTCTTCGGATCCGGATCGTCCTGGGGAACGCGGAGGAATGTCGGGACCTGGGACCAGCTCATCGTCGTCTCCTTCCGAGCTATCTCAGCAGGGAAGCGGGACCGCGAACAGTGCGGGCGCGCTTACGGGCTCATCAAGGGATGCTCCCCCGTGGGAGCATCCGAAGTTGTGCCCGGTGAGGGCTAGACTCCTTTGTACCGGATCCCGCGCATGAACCAGCGGAACAAGAGGTTCCCCGTGGTTCCCGCGAGACCCGACGGCCAGGAGATCTTGACCGAGTACGGCTCGGTCGAGTTGATGTGCAGCGCCCGGCCGCCCACGTCGAAGCGGTACAGGTTGTCGCTGACACCCCAGCCGACGTGCGGCGCGTCCGTCGCACCGAGACCCTCGGTGTCGACGCCGGACGGCACGTCCTCGATCGGGATGGTCAGGAACTTCGTGTCCTGACCGAAGATCACCTCGGCCACGCCCGCGGCGAAGACCAGGGTGTAGTTGCCGATCGACAGCGTCTTCGTCGCGACGCCGCCCCAGACCCGCGCGTTGAACCCGTACACGTCGAACGAGAGCGGGGTGCCCAGCGACCCGGCCTGCGTCTGGTTCGAGTACAGGAACGTCTTCACGGTGCCGTCGTTCATCGACTGACCGACGGGCTTCTGGTAGAGCGTGAACTCGCGCGACGGGGTCGCGGCGAGGATCACCTCCGAGTCGTACAGGGGTTCCTTGTACGACCGCACGATCGCCGCGGGCACGCCCTGGACGATCTTGTAGTAGGGCTGGACCACCGTCACGCCCTGGTCCGCGGGCGCTCCGCCACCGTTGGGAGGGGGCATAGCTTTCCACCTTTCCGAATACGCCACTTCCGGCCGGGGATTTCTCCCACAAGAATGCCGTCGGGCAGGTCGGCGTCCCGTAACCTGCTCCTCGTGGGGAGCTCACTCGGAGCCCCCCGCGAGGAGGCACCGGAGGGTTGCCCCTCCGGTGCTCCCTTGGATCGCTGGAACTAGAACCGCTCGGGCATCCCCCGACGCGAGAACTCGTCGTCGCTGTCGTGGCCGACCCCGGCGTTCGCCATCTCGGTGTTCCGCTCCGTCAGGTAGGCGGACATCCCGGCGTTGGCGCGCTCGGTGTTGACCTGGGTCAGGTACGCCTCCGAGCCCGCGGCCCGGAGGTACTCGATCCCGGCGGGCTTGAGGTACGTCGAGTACCCCTCGGATCCGGCCGCGGCCACGTAGCCGCTGTGACCGCCCCGGAGCTCCTTCAGGACCTCGGACTCGATCGCCCGACGGAACTCGTCCGTCTCGGCGCCCGACAGGGTCGGGACGAATTGGGCGAACTGGGTTCCGGAGATCGCCTCGGAGACTCCCTGCCAGAGGGTCGCGAAGAGGCCGCCGGTCAGGACCCGTGCGGTCAGCTTCGAGTTCTTGAGCACGCTGGAGAGGCCGGTCAGGGCGAGCGTCGACAGGAACGTCGAGCCGACCTTCGTGACCGCGGCGCCGAGCGTGATGGGCATCCAGGGCTGCGTGTAGAGCAGCTTGCCCAACCAGAGCGAGCCGCCGAAGCCGACGCCCATGTGGGCGAGGGTCTCGAGCGTGTCGACCGAGAAGGCCGACATGATCGCGTTCTTGATCGCGCCGATCGGATCGGACGCGAGGCGGTAGGACGCCGCCGGGTTCCGGTAGACGCGCCGCGAACGGCGGCCGGAGCTACGACGACGACGACTCCGGCGCGGGTTCGACACGACCACCGGGTTGCGGTGGACGCGCCGACGGCTCCGGCGGTAGCGCTTCGGGAACTTGAAGCCGCGGATCTGGCCGCGACGCTTGCCGCGCTTCCGGCGCGTGGCGAACTTCGTGATCTTCCTCCAGCGGCGGCCGGTCTTGATGTAGCCGCTGGGGTTCCGGTGCCGACGCCGCCGGGTCGTGCGGGACCGCTTGACGAAATGCCCCTTGGCATTCCGCAGAGTGCGCCGCCTGCCCCGACGGCGCGTACGGGAGCGTGCCATGACTTTCTCCTTGCCCGTCGTGCGGGCGGTTCTGGAACGACGCCTCCGGGTGGCGACAGGCCGCCCGGGGTTTGCGAACACAAGTGCTCCGATCATTTCTCTACCCTCGCATCCAGTCGCCGACCTTCTGGCCGGGGCCCATGACCTTGACGATCATCTTGCCACTCGGGGAAGCGAGCACGGGGACCGGTCTCGACCGGCCGGAGCCGTCGCCCCACTTGTGGCGGTACATGTGCGTGCCCTTCTTCGAGCCCTTCGGCGGACGATACATGTCCTCCGGCGAGTCCCCGTAGTGCGTCAGGGCGACGACCGAGTCGATCTTGTCCTTCGAGCCCATCGGGAGGTGCTTCCAGGTCACGGACTTCGCGTGGGAGTTCGCCTTCGTCTGGAGCTTCGCCGCCGCCTGACATTCCTTGATGAGGGCGCGGTCGCCGATCCGGCGCGCGAGCGCCATCGCCTGCGCGACGGTCATCTTCGTGCCGGGCGCCGGAAGACGCAGGCCGCCGGGGTTCGAGATCGTCGTTCTCGCCACCTTCCGAGCTTTGTCGGAGATTCGGTCCGCGGCGCGACGGGCGACTTTCGGCCCGTACTGACGAACGACCTTCGCTTTCCCAAAGGCCATCCCGGCGCGGGACGAACGAGTGTGTCCACCCTGGAAAGTCGATCCGTGACGGACATCGAAGCGTGCGTCGCGGAGAACCTGCCCGGCCTCGCGGCGTGTCAGCGGATTCACTGCACCGACCGGCGCCAGCCGCCGGACCGTCGTGCCGCCGGACGGGCGACGCGAGGTGTCGAGCCAGCCGCCCTCGAGCGCACGCTTCGCCGACGGCGGAAGCGTCGACCAGGAGCGACGGGCCTGCATGTGGGCGAGGTCCTCCGGAACTCCCGCGAACATGAGCGTCTTCGCTTTCACGCGAGGCTGCATCGAGTCCCACTGCGCCGAGATCGGCGGATTCGCCGCGAAGACGGTCTGGAGCAGCGGATTCGGAAGCGGGTCGCCCTTCTTCCAGTCGTCCGCCATGTAGTGCGGTTCGGCGTGGTGATGCCGGAGACTGAGACGCCCGTCCTTCGTGACGTGGAAGGCGTGCTCGCGGAGCCACTGGGCGTCGGAGATCAGCGGGATTCTCGGGGGCTTTACGCCGCCCGTTGCGTACCAGGACCGAGCGCGCCCCTCGTTCTCCTTCGTCCAACGATACCCGAACGAATTGAGAATCTCCCGCTGGAGGTTGTACGGGAGCTTGTCGCCGCGGACGATCGGGTTCGCGCAGACGGGAGGATTCCGGAGCACGCGATCGAGCGTCGTGTGCATCGCGACCCAGGTCCGCCGGGCGGCCTTCGGTCCGGTCTCCTGAACGGCGAAGCCGATTCCGCGGGCCCGGCCGGTGTGGTACTTCTGCTCTCCGACGAGACCGTGCCGACGGGCGGACCCCGCCTCGCGGACATCGGCGCGGGCGTGCCGCAGCAGGTACCCGGCCTCGGAGCGCGTCAACGGGTTCTTCATGGGATAGCCATGCTTCCGCACGTAATCGACGGCTCTCTTGAGGATGTCGGGACGTGCCAGAGTCAGGACTTCGCCATCTCTGGCCTGTGCCCAGATGAAGGCGTCCCGGAGCATCCGCGCGACGCGCTCCTCGTGGCCGCTCGGAACCTTGTAGGCACGGACCGACTTCGAGGGGGGATTCGTCCGCGCCGACCGACCCTTGCCGAACGCGGCGATGAACGCCATCGCGTCCTTCCGGCCGAGCGCCGTGTAGACGCCGTCGCCCTGGTGATAGTCGCCGTACGAGCTCTTCCCGGACTTCAGGAAGAAGCGGTAGCGCGTGACGCCGTCACCGGGCGCCCACGTTCCGATGACCAGACCGACCGCGGCGGCGGCCTGCTCCATCGCGTTCAGCTTCCGAGGTCCGTTGTTGAAGAGGAAGATGTTCTTCCGGACACTTCTCGGATTCGAGACCGGGCCGATCAGGCGGTCGTAGTTCCCGAGCTCGGCCTCGTTCTCGAAGGAGTCCCGGAAGGCGCGAGCCGCCAGGAGCCGCGTGTTCTTGTTGAACATCGCGTCGATTTTCTGACCCGCCGTCCCGAACTCGCGGACGTACTTCTTCGCGCCTGCGTCCATCAGGTACATGAAGAGCTTGACCGCCAGCTCGCGGTCGTAGACGCCCTTCCGACGCTTCAGCATCAGGTTCTTCACGATCGGGATGAACTGCTGGAAATAGAGGTTCCGATCGTTGTCGATATAGAGCTCGAGCTCGTGCGCCGCGGTCTCGTCGGCCGGACCGGATGGCGAGTTGTTGAAGACGAAGATGTTCTTCCGGACGGAAGCAGGATTCTTCTGCACGAGCTCCATTGACTTCGCCATCTGGATCACCGTCTGGACGCGAGGATCGTGGTAGTCCATCGGACCGAACTTCTGTCGAAGCGCGTCAATCACAAGCCGAGTCCCGGTCTGGATGGAAATCCATCCGGGGAGAGCGGAGAGCTTGGTCGGAGCGAGGCGGATCTTGTAGATCCTGTTGAGAGCGATCAACAGGTACATGCCCCAGACCATATTCGGAGCGCCTGATGGAGGATTCCGGAACTTCATCGAGCGGACGCTCTTCCGGCCGAACGAATTCTTGAGCTCGCGGTACATCATCGTCGCGATCTCGCCCTCGTCCTTGACGGACCGATGCGACGGGCCCGGACGGAATTGAGACTTCGAGAGAATTCCGTAGAGCGCATCGCCCTGTCCGGCATAGTTGTCGGAGGCGTACCAGTAGATCGCCGCCTCCATATCGAATTCGGACTCTCTCAGGTCAAGGAGACCACCGAATGCCTCCTCGAGACGAGCGAGCATCCGGCGCTTCAGGGTGTCGGCGTCCATCACGCAACCCTCCGACGGCGGCCGATCGCAACGTGCGGGACGGGGTTCCGGCGGACGCCGGAGGAGCGCTGGGCGCGGTGGCCGAACCACGTCCCGATGAAGGCCGCGGCGACGGCGCCCGTCACCATGAAGACGCCCAGCATCGGCAGGACGTCGTTGACCATGATGTCCTTGATCGCGGGCGTGAGCGAGGCGATCGCCGCGTCGGTGATCGACGAGGTCACGTCGCCCATTCCCGGTCTCCGGACGTAGGTCACGTACTGGCGCATTCGACTACCGGCGGCGCCTCCCGGAGGAGCCCGGACGGGACTTGAAGGCGACGTAGAGTCCGCCGCCGAGGACCAGGGCCCCGGCACCCAGAACGAAGGGATTGAAGTACCAGGGCGTCGTGACGGTCGCGCCCATGACGTTCCTTCCGGCGACCTTGTTCGTCGCGTTGATGACGGCCTGCGCCACCTTCGACTGCATGACGGACGGGATGACCGAGCCGACGGACTTGAAGACCGAGCCGACCGCGTCCCAGACGGATCCGCCCGCGGTCGCCGCCGCCTTCGTCGCGGGCGTCGCCGCCGCGACCGGCGTCGGCTTGACGGTGACGGCCCCGGCGGATCCGGACGGAGCGTTCGGGTTGTAGCCGGGGACCGACGTGACGATCTGGGTGTCCGGGACCGTCGGGGGCTCCGAGAAGGAGGTGATGATCCCGCCGGAGTTGTCGGCGGCCTGCGGGGGATCCGGCATGTCCTCGTCGCCCATATTCATGCCGTCCATCGCGCCGAACGGAATGCGCCGGGGCGTCATCGCGACGGACCTCCGGACCAGCATCGGCTGACCCATCTTGACCTCCACCTGTCTCTCGGGTGATTCTGCACTCTTGACTTTCACGTACTGGCCCGTCTTGACGAAACGGACCGCGTCGTGCCCGATCGCGCCGTTCCAGCGCGAGCCGGGCGGGTAGGGCATCGTCTCGGTCTTGAAGTACGGCTGGGGACCGGCGCCGCGGTAGTAGGGGTTCCCGTGGTCGTCCGGGTAGCCGTCGATCGACTGGATCCGCTCGGCGGGGTCCAGGGTCGGGGCGGCCTTCAGGAGGTGCATGTCCGGCTCGAGGTCCGCCGAGGGGATCTGCGTGTCGTGGGGGACGAGGAGCTGGAGGTCGTCGAAGTTCCCCGGGGGGATCACGCCGGGTCCGTAGCCGAAGTCCTTCGGGACCCCGTAGCCGATGTAGTCCTGCGCGTACGCGGCGTCGACGTCGGCCAGCGGCGAGACGCCGCGGTCGCCGTTGTCGCCCAGGAGGCCGCCGCTGGACATCGTCTTCATGTCGGATCTCCCCACGATGTTCTCGATCGGCTTCTCCGGCCAGCGGGCGAAGAGCTTCGCGTCGACCGGCGGACGCCAGCCGGGGTACGCCCCGCCCGTCGAGGAGTCCAGCGCGTGCCACTCGTCCCCGACCAGGAGGGCCGCCCAGACGTGGGAGAACTCGTCCGGCCGGGCCGGATCGACCTTCGCGGTCTCGAAGGCGTACTGGAATCCCAGGATCCCGCCCAGCGTCGAGGTGACGATCGTGAAGGTGTCGCAGTCGCCGACGAAGAGTCCGGGGCCCCTGTAGGTCCCCGCCTTCCGGGCCTCGATGATCGGCCGCATCGCCTCGATCGGGTGCTCGATCTTCTCGATCTGGAAGGGGTCCCGCTGGAAGATGCCGTGCTTCTGGACCCAGTTGAAGATCGCGTCGGCGGTCTCCTTCGTCGAGCCGCGCCGGTCCGTCGGCACCGAGGCGCGGATCCAGGTCGCGATCTTCTGGAAGGTCGGGTCGAGCTTGCCGAGGGCGACCAGCTTGTGCATCTTCTCGATTGTCGCGGCGGTCCCGGTGACGCCGCGTTCGAGACCCTCGACGGTCGTGCTCACCGGGCACCCCCGGGGAAAAAGGAGGTGGCCCGCGCGCAGGCCACGGGCCCCCCGGAAGAAGGAAGAACGAAGGAGTGTCTGCGGAGTGACGCGCGGAAATGAGACGAACGGACCATTCGAGGTCAGCTCCGCGTTGCGCGGCCTCGGTCCGTCTACCCTGGTGGACCCTACGCCTTTACCGTCTGCCGGGGAATCGTCCGGATCGCCGTCGACCCGTCCCTCAAGATCTCCACAACGAAGTTCGCCCTACAGTCGCGATCGTTGCAGATCGTCTCGATCACCTGGAACCTGCCCTTCAGTGCGAACCGTGAGCACTTCGGACAGAAGACCGTGATCTCATTCCCCATCTCGGCCATAAAAAAAGACCGCGACTTGCGCCGCGGCCTATTCTGCTCCTACGAGCGTCCATGCCGATCTAACGAATAACATTGTGCGCTACGGTGCATCACTTGTCAACGGGTAAACGACATTATTTAACTCCGCTTCCGTCCGGCGCCGAAGAGCGCGGCGAGCGTCGTCTGGAGACCGCCCGCCTTCGCGACGACCCGCAGGTCCTCCCGGAGGCCGCGGATCTCGTCGATCAACTCGTCGAGCACGTCCCGCAGTCCGTCCTTCGGCAGCATGATCGACTCGATCTGGCCGGAGACGACGTCGATCTGCTGGTTCATGAGCTCGATCTGCTTCTTCGAGATCGCCGCGAGGTTCGCCGTCGCGACGGCGATGTCCTGGAACGCCTTGATGAACTGCTCCCGGTGCTTCCGGATCTCGACTTCGTTCGGGTCCACTCAGAAAGTCTCCGTGTACACGCTGACCTTCAGGCGACGATCGGCGCGACCTCGATCTCCGCGAGGTCGACCGATCCGGTCGAGGCGGTCTTCCGGGCCTTCAGGAAGACCCCGGGGGATCCGGGGTCCGTGTCCGGCACAAGCTCGAGGATCTGCATGTCGGCGAAGATCTTCCGGAAGTCCTCGACTGTGTAGCGCCAGTAGTCGTGCGGGAAGCCGTGGTACGGGAAGCCCGGCCCGCGGGTCGTGACGACCAGGAGTCCGCCGGGCCGCAGGACGGCCTTCATCTGCGCGACGGCGCCCCGCCAGTCCTGCGCGTGCTCCAGCATCTCGGTCGAGACGACGACGCCGAAGCAGTCCAGGCCGAAGTACGTCGTCAGGTCCTTGACGTCCATGACGATGTCGACGCTCCTCGCGTGGACGAAGTCGACGCCGACGTACCTCTTTGGACCGTGCGGGACGAGGACCTCCCGCGGCGAGCCGTTGACGTCCTGCGAGCCGACCTCGAGCAGCTCGAGGCCGCGGATCTCGTCCGGCGCGATGCGCTCCCGGAGGAATTGCATAACGCTTCCGTGCATATCAGCTCCTCGTCGCCGCGTTCCGACGCTTCAGCTCGTCGACGACCTTCTGGACGGCGTCGTACATTCGGTCGATCTGCATCGAGTTCGCCTGATCCGCCATCTGGGCGATCGAGGACATCTGATTCCGGAGCTCCAGCGCGATCATCGGCAGCGCCGCGATGAGCAGATCCTTCCGGGCGTCGTCCCCGAAGCCGATCCGCTCGATCGACTCGGAGATCAGCTTCTCCGCCATGACGAAGGAGTGGCGGTAGAGCTCCTCGATCTGGGAGATCAGGGACGCCTGAATGGACACGTTCTCCGGATGACTCATTTTCCCCTCGCTTTCCTCAGACGTTGCACTTCAGGACGATCTGCCAGCCGACCCGGGCGGTGAGCCAGGGGCAGTCCGGCCACTCCGTAACCCTGTGGTAGCCGACCCACTGGAGGAGCGCCAGGAGATCCTTCGTCCGCCACCAGGAACGGTGCGCGATCCCGTACGGCGCGTTCGGGTACATCTCGTGGTGCGAGATGATCTGCTGGAGGAGTGCGAAGTCGACCGCCGGATCGTTCGTCCGGTCCAGGACCGGGACGACCAGAACAAGAGTCGCCTGCGGTGCCTGATCGTAGATCATCTTGACGAAGCGTCGGGCGTCCTCCGGGGTCTGGTGCTCGATGAAGTGACCGGCGAAGACGTACTCCGCGCCCCGGTAGTCGACCTCGAAGGCGTCCTTCTTCAGGATGTGCGCGGCGTTCGCGCACTCCTTCTCGGTCGGCGGATTGAGATCGTAGTTCTCCCAGTTCAGAATCGGAAATGGTCCGCACCCGCAGTTGATCCGCCTCCCCATCCCGTCCACCTTCCGCTACTTGATGCCCTTCTCGATCTTGAAGTCCCGCCAGACGTCCTGAATCGTGATGACGAGCTTCCGGAGCCAGCTCTTCGTGACCTCGTCCTGACCGGCGGTCTTGATCTCGGTGATCTTCGCCGCGTCGCCCCACTCGGTCAGGAGCGTTTCGAGCTGCGCGCCGCCCTCGACGCCCTGGATCCGGTTCAGGAGCTCGTCGTCCAGGTAGTCCATCGCGTCGGACGGGACGTAGCTCTCGGTCTTCGGGTCCTTCTCGGCCTTCGCCGGGAGGCCCTGCCGGATCTCCGAGCGGATGCCGTCCAGAATGAAGTTGACCGCCGCCCGGCGGTCGTACTTCATGTCGCCGGGCTGGGCCGGGAACGGGATCTTCAGGACCGTCCCGCCCTCGCCAAGGAACGGAAACTCTCCGAACTTCGCCACATCTCCCCCCTTCGACGGCTCCGGAGCCTCGGCGGTCGCCGCGTCTCCGCGAGGCGTCTTCTTCTGCGACAGGTCCGCGGGCTCGACGACGATCTTCTTGACGACCCCGCCCGACGTCCGCTGCTCCGAGACGACCCGCGAGCCGGGATGCCGGGGCGGGACGACCGGCGTCTTCTGTCCGGGCTTCGGCGCCGGGAGAGCGACCAGCTTCCCGTCGGCGCCCTGCGCGAGGTTGATCCCCTGCGCGGCGAGGTCCTCGGTGACTTTCCGGGCAGCGGCCTGCGCCGCCTCGGCGTAGACGATCCGCTTCTGCTCCTCCGAGAGCGGAACGCCGCCGGACGCCTCGCTCTGCTGGCTCATCTTCTTCTCGACGAAGGTCTTCAGGATCGGCGCGAACTGCTTGACCGCCAGCTTCGCGACGTCGTCGGTGTCCTCGTCGCCGGAGCCCTCGCCCTCGCCGCCGGTCAGTCGGTCGAAGGACATGTCGATCAGACGCTCCTCGAGAGAGGAGAGTTTCCGGCCATTGCCGCTCGGGGCGGATCCGGTGATGACCTGGAGCTTCGTGACCCGGTCCAGGAACTTGTCGAGGTCGCCCTCGGCGGAGGAGGTCGGTTTACCCTTCTCCTGGATCAGCGTCAGCATGTCCTTCGAGTGCTGCTGGCTCTGGGTGAACATCTTCTCCTGACTCGCCATCAGCGTTTTCACGATGGAAGCCTCGTCACTGACCGCAGGCTTCGCCGTGGCGGACTTCGCGATCGCCTCGGCGAGGCTGGCGATCGAACCCTCCAGCTTGTCGAAGCGGTCGTTGACCTTCTTCTCGGCGAGCTGCGCCTGAAGCTGTGCGTTCTGCTCGCGGAGCTTTCGGACCTCGTCGGACTCGCCGACGGCGGCGACGGGCGCGACCGGCTTCTTCTCCGTGCCGTCGATCTCCTCCTCGAGACGCTTCGCCTCGGCTTCGAGTTCCTTCATCTCCTTCCGGACCCGGGCGCGCTCCAGGCGCCGCTCGGCGTCGGCCCGGAGCTTCGCGAGACCGTCGGTCTCGTGCATCGTGCGGTCCCCTCCGGACGTGTTGACGTCCGTCCGGGGGTCGTAGGGCTGCTCCTGCGGCGGGTCGTCCGGGAAGTACGGCGGCTCCTCCGGGTTCGGGTGCTCGATCGTGAAGTAGCCGAGCTGGGTCGTCTCGCCGTTCGTCGTCGACGGGTGGATCGTACACTTGTACTCCGACCCGCCGAAGCGGTCGAAGACGTCGTTCTCGATCTTCTCGCGCGTCGTCGGGCACTCGTAGCGGTCCGGGAGCTTCGTCGCGCAGCGACGCTTCGTGCCGTCGGCCATCTCGACGGACTTCGGGAAGGTCCGGCGGACGACGACCATATTGTGCCCGTCCGCCAGGAGCGCGTCCGTGTCGTCCTCGACCGGGACGTCGTTCGACGGCGTCGCGATCGGGGTCGGCTGGACGTTGGCGATCTTCCGGGCCGCGGCGGCGACGGCGCGGGGCGAGCCCTCCGCGGAGTACTTCACCTTCGCGGGCGGCTCCGGCGCCTCGACCGGCTCGACGTTCTCCGTGTCGCCGTGGCCGTTCGTCTCCAGCTCCGGCAGGACCTCCGTCTCGACGGTCCCCTCGTCAGCGGGGTCGCTGGAGGGGGGCGACGACTCGGGCTTTTGCTTTTTCGGCTTCGGCATTGACGAGCTCCACGATAGTAGGGTTATTGATGAATCCCTGGAAGCCGTGGGGGTAGCAGAGGACGTAGACCGACTGGCCGCCCTTGGCTGTGTAGGCATTCGCGAGGTGCTCGTCGAAGGCTTTCGAGCCGATCAGAGCACCGGAGAGAGGGCACTTCAGCTTGACGGGCAGGGTCGGCTTCGGTGGACGGGCCATTTCTAGGGCCATTATTATGAGCACCGGCCCCGGAAGGCAAGGGTTTTTTAATCGAATATTTCGTCACAATTTCATTTGACAGGGTTCTACCCTCGGGCTATACTCCTGTCGTGAGGACCACGGCAAGCGTTGAACCCGAGTCTCTGGATATGGACCGCCGCCGCTCTGTTCGCGGCCGGGGTCCTCACAAGCTCACGCCGCAGTTTGTGGACAGACGTACGGCGGTCCAGATCCAGCGACTCTAGGGAAGGCCCGGCCGCGCGGCGGAGGAACCGCGCGGCCGGGAAGGAAGAAGGAGGAATCCGTGGTCACGAAGCCCAGCGTACCCGCCGCGCCGGTCAAAAGAGAATTGTCCCCCTGGACCTTCACGGCCGAGCAGCTCCTCGCGGAGTTCACGCCCGGCAAGACCCCCCGCCCGCAGCAGATTCACTTCCTGGAGCGTGCCGCCGACGCCTACCGGCGCGGGAAGCGCGTCGTGGTCGGCGAGCTGCCGACCGGCGCCGGGAAGACCGACGCCTGCAAGACCCTGGCGAACGCCCTGCGGTCGGCGGGCAAGGGGACCTTCATGCTGACCTCCCAGAAGATCCTCCAGGACCAGTACGCGACCGACTACCCCTCCCCGGACATCGAGACGATCAAGGGCCGGGCGAACTACCCATGCACGCACCCGGACGCCCACCCGGACGGTCAGAACGCCGCCGACGGTGTCTGCCGCCGGAAGTCGAAGGGCATCCTGTCGGCCTGCATCGACGCTGACATCGCCGGGCCGATTGCCCGCGCCGCTGATCTGACCGTCATGCAGGCTGCGGTCGCTCTCGCGCTGCCGCATACCTGTCACGCCTGTCCGTACTGGGCCCAGCTCCAGCGGACGCACGACGCCCCGATCGCGCTCTTCAACTTCTCCAGCTTCCTCTTCCAGCAGCGGATCGGCCGCTTCGCCCCCCGGGCCCTCATGATCGTCGACGAGGCGCACAACACCGAGAGTCAGCTCATGAACTTCGTGACTCTCGAACTCTCGGAGTGGACGCTGTCCCTGGTCAACGTCCGGATCACCCGGGACATCCGGACGAAGGCGGAGTTCCTGGACTGGCTGGCCGAGACCGATCTGCTCCAGCTCGTCTCCCGGAAGCTGAAGGCCGCCGAGAGCGACCGCTCCGAGGAGGAGGAGATGGACGAGGACGACCTGGAGGCCGAGCTCTCCGCGGCCGAGCTGGACGCCCTGAAGGAGCTCGACGGGAAGCTGGCGAACTTCCTGACCTTCCTGGAGAAGACCGAGTGGATCCTGGAGGTCGCGAAGTACAACGACAAGCGCACGGGCGAGGAGCGCCGGAAGATCGTCGCGCGGCCCCTGTACGCGAAGGACTTCGCGCAGGACCTCCTCTTCCGGCACGCCGAGCGCCTCTGCTTCATGTCGGCGACGATCCTGGACGTCGAGGTCTGGGCCCGGAACCTCGGCCTCTCGATGGACGAGGTCGAGTTGATCCGGACCCCCTGCGACTTCCCGGTCGAGAACCGCCTGATCTGGAAGGAGTACTGCGGGAACTTCGGCTTCAAGTTCTTCTCCCGCGAGCAGAACCCGAAGGACCCCACCGAGCCGAAGTTCGTCCGGAAGGTCGACGAGATCCTGACCCGGCACGCCGGACAGCGCGGCATCATCCACTGCCACTCCTTCAGTCTGGCGAAGGTCCTCTTCAACGGCATCGACGGGAGGAACGGCGACCGCCTGCTCTTCCAGGAACACTTCGAGAACAAGGACGAGATGCTCCAGGAGCACGCCCGCCGGACGGACTCCGTCATCGTCGCCCCCGCCATGCACGAGGGGCTCGACCTGAAGGGCGACCTCTCACGCTTCCAGGTAATCGCGAAGATGCCCTGGCCGAACATGCAGGACCGGGTCATCAAGCAGCGGATGGACCGCGACGCTGCGTGGTACTCCTGGCTCTGCGCTCTCAAGATCGTCCAGTCCTACGGCCGGTCGGTCCGCTCCCGGGACGACTGGGCGACGACGTACCTGCTCGACGCGGGCTTCGAGTCCTTCCTCTGGCGCTCGGCGAAGATGCTGCCGGACTGGTTCCACGAGGCCCTCCGGCGCGGCGCCCCGAAGGAGGTGCGGCGGTGAGCCGCCGCATCGAAGTCCGGGAGGAGCGGAAGGACCGGTACTGCGTTCTCCGGATCGACCCGGCATTCGATCCGGAGAACAAGAAGCGCGGATTTCAGCCGCGCATCACGGCCTACGCCGAGATGGATTTCTCGTTCGAGAGCGACGACTACCACTGGAAACGGGCAGAAGTCTCCTGGTACTCGTGCGGCGGCGTCGAGCCGGAGATGGCTGGAGACTTCGGTCAGGCGATCCTGACGGCCACCGAGTACGCGAAGAAGATCAACGCCGAGCACGGCTTCGTGGAGCTGAAATGCTGACCGTGACGATCGTCATGTGCGGCTGGTGCCGGAGCCCGAGGCCCCTGGAGGTCCAGGGGATCGACGATCTCCCGCCCGGCGCGCACCCCGCGAAGGTCAGCATCTCGCACGGGATCTGTATCCCCTGCGGGACGAAGTTCTCCGACATGATCGAGAAGGGAGGTGCGACCCCGGATGGCACGTCAGTAAGGGACAATGCGACCAGGGAGAAGTAGGGCTGTCGGTTGGTTAGTGGGGAAAGAAGAAGAAGGAGGAACAGCAGTGGCATCGCAGATCAGGGATCCCTTCGAGGATCCCGTCAAGCACAAGAAGTTCCTGAAGGTGGCCGTCTTCGGGAAGGGCGGCACCGGGAAGACCCGATTCGCGCTCTCCTTCCCGAACCCCTGCGTGATCGACACCGAGAAGGGGACCGATCCCTACAAGGGGATCTACACCTTCAAGGTGAAGTTCGCGAACCGCTGGCGCCAGCTCGAGTCGATCCTGCACTTCTGCCGGACCCAGACGACCTACGAGACCCTCATCATCGACTCCGCGACGGTCTTCTATGCTGATCTGATCCAGGAGATCGTCGACTACATCAAGAACAAGCGCGGCAACGAGACGATGACGAAGGGCGACTGGGGGATCGAGAAGCGCCGCTGGGCGGCCTTCCTGAACAATCTCGTCGAGCTCCAGATGCACGTCGTCCTGTGCTTCCGGGAGAAGGACGAGTACGAGGAGACGACGAACCGTGCCGGGGAGGAGACCCTGAAGAAGACCGGGAACTTCTTCCCGGAGGCCGACAAGGTCACGGAGTACCTCTTCGATCTGGCCTTCCGCTGCTACACCGAGGAGAACAAGAAGGAGAAGAGCTCGAAGTTCCTGATTACCTGCACGAAGACCCGCTACAACGAGTGGATGCCGAAGTACTCCGTCCACGACGTCACGCGGAAGCGCGCCTTCGACACGCTCTTCGCCCCGCACGTCGTCGAGATGCTGGACGCCCCGGCCGCGCCACAGGCCGACCCGGAGCCGATCCTGATCGTCCCGGACGGCACGGTGCCGCCGAAGGAGACCGTCGAGGCGGCGCCGCCCGGGGCCACTGCGGATCCCGAGCCGCTGCCCGAGTCCGTCCAGGAGAACATCGACGACATCGTCAAGACCTTCGGCGTCACGAAGCCCCTGCCGGACCAGCCGGAGGCGACTCTCGAGGACATCAAGGTCCTCATGACCCGCTCCGGCGAGATGCGCTGGCCGGACGATGCGAAGAAGTGCCGGAAGCAGAGCTGCTCGGCGAACGGCCACATCCACCCGTACTTCAAGGGCGCCGAGGCGAAGTCCATGATCCGCTCGCTGTACGGCGTCGAGTCGTCGAAGGAACTCCGGAAGCCCCAGGTGGAGTTCCTTCACGAGGAATTCGGAAAGGTGCTCGCGGGCCGGGCCTTCCTCGACCGGGACGGTCAGGGGACGGTCTACATCGCGACACCGTCGGGGGCAACCGAGGAGGAGGTGCGGGCGAACGTCCTGCTGTACACGAAGTAGCTGATCTTCGACCGGGGTAACTGGCTCTGGACGAGGGGAACTGACGTGGTTGATTTTGGAAAAAGGATGAAGGAGAAGAATATGACGAATCCTGTGAATCCGTTCGCCGACTTCGAGGACGACTACAAGAAGGCGCAGAAGGCTGAGAACACGACGCCCGGTCGCGTCCCGCCGGAGACCTACAAGTTCGTCCTCTGCGCGCAGGAGGTCCCGCCGAACTCCGGCACGATGGCCGACTTCGAGGTCTTGGTCGGCAAGAACACCGGCACGAAGGGCTTCAAGCTATTCTGCGAGATCCTGGAGCCCGAGTCCGTCCCGAATCCCAAGACGAAGGAGCCGCACGTCACGAAGGGCGCGGTCCTCGATCACGTCTTCTGGGTGACGGCCAAGAACCTCCCCTACATCAAGCGAGACGTCGCGACGATCACCGGCCGGGACGTCGAGACGATGGGCGAGCTCCTGAAGATCGCGTGGGCCGGACGGACTTTCGAGGGCGTCGTCCGGGACGAGGAGTACAACGGCCGGATCTCCAGCCGCATCGCCTTCATCAACCCCTGGTCGCCGAAGGCTGAAGCGGGGGCGAACCCCGACGGTGTCGCCACCAGCTCGAAGGACGCCGCGAAGCCGGACCCGAAGGCCGAGACGAAGAAGGCCGCCACGCAGCAGGCCCCGGCGAAGGGGACGACGGCCCCGGCGAAGGACACGAAGCAGCCCGCGAAGACGGGGGGCGTCGACAACTCCTGGTAACTGGTTCCTCCCGAGAGAAGGGTTCGTGACCCCCTTCTCTCTCTATGAGGTGCATTCTCTTCCTCCAATAGGGAATGCACCTCGACAGGGAGAGAAAATGAAAGGACCGATGAATTGCTTTAGTCGGCTGGCGATGTTCTGCCAACTTATTAATTTCAACGGTCCAAATGGATGCTGGCTTTGGATCGGAACCCGTCACCGTCGATCACAAAAAGAAAGAGGTAAGACAAAAGGTCAGTTGAGTTATGGAATTTTCCATACATACGACAAAGAAGATGCAAAAGTACCAATGACACACAGGGTTGCGTACAGGTACTTCGTTGGAAAAATTCCTAATGGATTAGATGTTCTTCATAAATGCGATGTTCCAGAGTGCGTAAATCCAGATCACCTATTTACAGGAACTCACAAAGAAAATATGGAGGACATGGCTCGTAAAGGCCGAACCTTCAAAGGCTGGATGCCAACAGCTTTAAGAAAACTTACTGAACATCAAGTTTGCGAGATCAGATCAAAATACATCCGAGGAAAAGTCACATTACAAACACTTGCTGATGAATACGGAATGTCGAATAGCCAGATCTCTAGGATTGTCCGAAAGAGGCACTGGAAATACGTAAACGAAGCCTAATTCAAAGAGAACAAAGTGGGCAACGGGTTCGGGGGACGGTAGCTAGAGAGAGGGTCCGATGGCGGACACCGCGCCGGAGCGCGTCGCTTCGGCACAGTTCATACGCGAGTTGTGGGGGATCTGCCCCTCCGACTGGATCGTCGAGTTCAACCTGCTCCAGTACAGGCCGACGCAGGAGAAGCACGACGACCAGCGGATGCGGGCACTCTTCTACAGGGTCGATCAGGTCCTCGCCGATTGGCCGACGATCTCGAATCAGCTCGACCATCTGAACCGGACCCAGGTCGAGAACATCCATCACGGCGTCAACCCGCGCTTCCAGAAGCCCCGGAAGCACGGGAAGAACTCCGACGTCTCCCACTACGTCGCCGTCTGGGTCGACGTCGACTTCCACGGTCAGGAGGCCGCGGTCCGGAAGCAGTTCGACGAGGTCGTCGCGGACCTGCGGGCCCGGGGACTCGGACCCTCGGTCATCGTCGAGTCCGGCCGGGGCCTGCACGCCTACTGGCTCTTCGACAAGCCCTACCCGGTCGCGCAGGCCCGGCCGATCTGCGCCGGGATCCAGGACTACTTCAAGATCTCCGACGCCGTCCACGACCCCCGGCGGATCCTCCGGGTCCCGGGCTTCGCAAACCTGAAGGACTCGAAGAACCCCTGCTGGTGCAGGGTCGCCGAGGCGACCTGGGAGCGATTCCCGATCGAACTCTTCAAGGACTTCGCGATCACGGATCTGAAGAAGTCGAACGAGGACCTCGAAGCCGAGGAGGAGCAGCGTGCGACGGCGGACATCACCTCCCTAAAGTCACGCGATCCGAAGCTCCAGGAAGCCCTGTCCAAAGGCGTCGATGAATCCGGCGGACCCCACGGTGGCCGTCACCTCTCCGCGACTGCCGTCGTCGGCTACTTCTGCCGCTTCTCGAAGACGAAGCGGATCGCCGAGACGAATGCCGGGAACTGGAACAAGAAGCTCTGCCGTCCGCCGCTCCCGGACGACGAAGTTCAGCGGATGGTCGAGGACTTCTGGGCGAAGGAGGAGGTCCGTCGCGCCGAGTACAAAGAAGAGCGTCGGCTTCTCAAAGAGAAAGAGAAGGAGCTGAAGGGTGGACCCGACGACGGACCGCCCTGGTGGAAGGGCGACGAATTCCTGCCGGAGGAGCTGGCCCGGCACATCTGCTCGCAGCAGAAGATCATCGCAACGCCGATCGGCGACGACTACAAGGGCGTCACCCTCTACGTCTACAGAAGCGGGGTCTACCGCTCGAAGCTGGGCTCCTCAATCGAGACGGAGGTCCGGGACGCGCTCGCCCGGGATGCGAAGCCGGACCGGATCAATCAGGTCCTCGACCTGATCCACCGCTCACAGAAGATCGACTACGACGAGATCAATCCGCTGGCCTGCGAACTCATCAACGTCCAGAACGGAATGCTCGACTGGCGGACCGAGAAGATCGTCCCGCACGATCCGAAGTACCTCTCGACCATCCAGATCTCCGCGGAGTACGCGCCGGAGGTACGCTGCGAAGCGCTCGACAAATTCTTCGAGGACGTCTTCCCTCCGGACTGCGTCGCCCTGGCGGAGGAGTTCGTCGGCTACCTGCTGATCCCGGACACCCGACTCCAGAAGGCGTTCATCGCGGTCGGCGCCGGAGGCAACGGAAAGGGGACCTTCCTGAAGATCCTGACCTCGCTGCTCGGGAAGGAGAACGTCTCGACCCTCGACATCCACACACTCGAGGACGACAAGTTCGCGACCGCAGCGCTGGTCGGGAAGCTGGCGAACGTCCACCACGACCTCAGTCGGAAGCAGCTCGAATCGACCAGCCGCTTCAAGACGCTCGTCTCCGGCGATCCGATCTCCGGAGAGAAGAAGTTCAAGGACGGCTTCACCTTCCGGCCGTTCGCCAGGCTCGTCTTCTCCGCCAACGAATTCCCGCGCTCGGAGGACAAGACAAACGCCTACTTCCGACGGCTGATCTTCGTCGAGTTCCCGAACAGCTTCTCCGGCGCTGCCAGCGAGATCCTCGACTATGACAAGGTCCTGACGAAGACGCCCGGCTTCATGTCGGCACTCCTGAACCGAGGGATCGCCGGACTTCGACGGGTGATGGACTCCGGCCGCTTCTCGATCTCGGAGACGAGCACCCGGACGATCGAGCAGTACAAGCGGGAGTGCAACTCTGCCTACGACTTCGTCCAGGAGTTCTGCCACATTGAGGAGTGGGGTTGGATCCCCCGCCAGCAGATGTACCAGAAGTACGACGGCTGGTGCCGCGACAACGGACTGAAGCCGATGAGTTCAAAGAACTTTGTGAACGGAATCCGGGACACAAAGGGCATCAAAGAGGTCAAGCGGGAGGGCGTCCGCGGCTGGCTCGGGATCTCCTGGACGAACGGTTCAGGGCCGCACACGAGCCAGGAAGAGGTCGAAACCTTCGGGAAGGAGAGGAAGGTCTCGAATGAGTTCTGAACCCATAAATGGCGGGGCACTTGGCGGGGCATCAACGTGCCCCGGAAAGGCATCCGTATGTGTCTGGTAGATGTCTACTTACATCGTATGTGTCTGACGGGGCACGACGGGGCACGAGAAGCTCTTATAAACGCTTGGGCTAGGATTGCTAACAAAACTTTTTATTTACCTATAGAAGATAGCGTAGAAGATAAAAAAGTAGTACACGAAAGCCCTGGCGTAATAAATGACGTGTATGTGCCCCGTCGTGCCCCGTTCTGAACCCATAACGGAGATTTTATGGCTACGATCCAGGAGACTATCGCTGCGAAGCAGCGCGCCATGATCCCGCAGCGCCTCGTGCGTGGCGCGGAGGTCCTCGGCCGCCTCTGGAAGGATGGCGTTCGCTGCCGCTCGGAGTGGTCCGGCGTCTGCCCCTGCGAGCCGCCGAACGACTTCTGCCTCTCGAAAAAGAAATGGCTGGGACTCGTCCGGGAGTTCAACGGCGGAAAGTACCCCTCCGATCTCTCCGGCACCGAGGGCTTCCTGGTCCTGGACTGTATGACGATGGAGATGCTGACGGCGTCCGGCCTGACGATCCTGAAGGTCGTCCCGGGGGCCCGCGTGCCGATCCGGGTCGGCCGGAAGGGGACCTGCCTCCAGACGATCCTCGACCTCGCGGCGCTGGAGGGGACTGCCGACTACGACGCCGCCGTCGAGGCGGTCGTCCGGATCCAGGAGGTCGGCCTGTGAGCTCCGCCGATCGGTTCCGTAGCATGGTTCGGTTGTCGTCGGACCTCTGGCTGGCCGAACAGATCTCGACGACGACACGCCTGATTCACGAGTCGGAGCAGCTTCTTCGTGGGCAACGCTGGAATGAATCGACGGAGCTCCGACGAGCCGTCGCGGATGCCCGCTGGGAGCTTCGGGTCCTACGCGAGGAACTCGACCTACGGAAGGTGGATGTCCGATGACCGATGAAAATCCATTCGAGGACGTCGATCGCGCGATCAGCGAGATCATCGAGAAGCAGCTCGAGACCGTCAAGGCGCTCGACGGAATGCAGGCGGACGTGACTTCCTGGGAGGCGGACTTCCTGGAGAGCGTCC